CCAACGATTTGAATTATATGCCATCGGTGCTCCACAACGACATGGACAAAATCTATACAAACAGAATATCGCTACTTACTCACAAGAGTTAGCTGGTGATGTAGACGGATATGATACTGATGCATTTGCAGAAGGTAACAAATTTGAAACTGAAGCTGGTAGATTGTTTAATCAAAATGTCGCACCTATTGACCCTTCATATACAGGTAAACAATACTGGTATATGTATGGTGCAAGAACAACCAATAGATTCAACAAGAACTTCTTGAACGAAAGAGAGAACTTCTTCCATAAACCATTAGTGAATTTAAATCACTTCTTAACTATCAATGATAAAACAAGATTAAGTTCTGTTTTATATTGGAGTGGTGGTTCTGGTGGTGGTACTGGTACATATGGTAGTGTATCAAGAACACCAGCAGTTGAAGGAGAAAGATGGTATGCAAGTTCACCATGGGCTTGGGATTGGAATGCAGAGATTGCACAAAATTCCGATAACATTGATGAGAACTTCTCTACCACAGAAAATCGTTCAACAGGTATCCTTCGTAATTCTATTAATCGTCAGAACACATATGGTTTGATTTCAAAATTAAACTATGAGTTGAATGACAACTTAGAACTACAAGTTGGATTAGATTGGAGAACTGCTCGTATAGAACACGCTCGTGAAGTTCGTGATTTATTGGGTGGAGATTACTATGTTGATTATGCAGACGATAACTTTGAAGAAGGTAAAGTCGTGAAACTCGGTGACGAGATTGCATATCACAACGAAACAACCGTAGATTGGATTGGTGGATTCGTTCAAGGTAATTATACTACAGAAAAACTAAACCTATATGGTATGGGTGGTGTTTCTTCTATTGAGTATTCTTATCAAGACCATTTCACTATTGCAGATGAAGTAATTACTGCAGACCCAATCACAACTTACCAAGTTAAAGGTGGTGCATTGTTTAATGTAAATGAGAACCTTGGAGTATTCATTAATAGTGGATATGTCCAAAAGGCTCCTATCTTAGATAATGTTATCACTTATGATGGAGTAGTTGCAACAGACCCAGACAATGAGAAATTCTTACATAATGAGTTTGGTGCAAACTTCGGTACACAAAAACTTGGAGTTAGAGTTAGTGCATACAATACTGATTGGCAAGATAGAAACCTTACAAAATCTGTACAAACAGGTCAAGGTTCATCAGGTGATACTGATGTTATCTTCCTAAAAGGTGTAAATCAGAAACACCAAGGTCTTGAGATTGAAACTAAGATTCAACCAAATGATTTGATTGAACTTGACTTAATCGCAAGTTTTGGTAATTGGAAATTTGATGGTGATGCCGATGGTACTTACCAAGAAAATGAGTACAATGACGAAGGCCAAGTGATTGGTTATCAGACTACTGATTATGCATATGCACTTGATGGATTATATGTTGGTGATATGCCACAGACTGCCTATATTTTAGGTGTTACTCTTAAACCAATTAAAGGTTTGAGATTACAGGCACTATACAAAACATATGATAAAAACTATTCTGATTGGAGTCCAGACGCAAGAGAGATTGAAGATGGAGTCGCAGATAGAAGTCAAGTATGGGAAGCCCCAGGTTACTCAAAACTTGACTTACACGCATCATATAAACTTCCTATCAAGGGATACGACATTTCTTTAAATGCTCATGTATTCAACGCACTTGATGAAGTATTTGTACAAGATGCAGTTGATAATAGTAAATACAATGGGTTCGGTGATAAACTTCACTTAGCACATAATGCAGAAGTATTCTTGGGTACACCAAGATATGCAAACATTGGAGTTTCTATTAACTTCTAATTGTAATTTGGGTGGTTGAAATATACCACCCATTTTATTTAAAAAAAAGCTTGACAAGCATAGGGTTTTATTAGTATATTTAGTTATAAAAATAAGGGACATTACAACCTAAATGTATCAGAACATATATTTTGACAATCGTAGACAGAAAGTTCATCTTTGGGATGACAAGAAAGGGTATTTGATTATACCTTATAAAAAGTATGCCTATGTAAAAAATTCAAATGGACATCATGTTTCATTATATGGGGACAGATTAAAGAAAGTATTTAATTATGACAAAGAAGACCCAACACTACATGAATCAGATGTCCCACCAACAACAAGATTTTTAGTAGACCAATATACAGACTCAGACGAAGTATCAGAAGGACATAGAAAAGTATTCTTTGATATTGAGGTAGAGGTTACTGATGGTTTTCCTGATGTGATGAAGGCAACTAATGTTATCACTTCTATTGCATTATATGATTTCATGACAGAGACATATTTTACTTATGTTTATGATGCAAAGAGAAGACTTACATCATATACCAAAGATGATAAAATAGTAGAAGTATATGATACTGAATATGAAATGTTGAATAAGTTCTTCCAAAAGTATTTAGAGATTAAACCAACTATTATTAGTGGTTGGAACTCAGACTACTTTGATATTCCTTATCTATATAATAGGGCAGTAAATGTATTGGGTGTAAGTGTGGCAAACTTGATGTCACCAATATCAGAAGTTTACTACAATGATTTTAAAAAGAGATATGTCATTGCAGGAGTTAGTTGTTTAGACTATCTATCATTATATAGAAAGTTTTCGTTCTCTCAACAATCAAGTTATCGTTTAGATTATATCGGAGAAGTAGAAGTCAATATGAACAAGGTAGAATATGAAGGAACATTGAACGACCTATATGAAAATGACTTACAGACTTTCGTTGATTACAATATCCGAGATGTAAAAATATTAGTTGAGTTAGATAAGAAATTAAATTTGATTGAGATATCACGAGGTATTGCACACCTTGGACACATACCTTATGAAGAAGTGTTTATGAGTTCAAGATATCTTGAAGGTGCTATATTAGTATACCTAAAGAAACTTGGTATTGTCGCACCTAACAAACCACCAAGACCAAAAACATTTGATGACGATAAGTTCGCAGGTGCCTATGTTCAACCACCACAAAAAGGTAAACACGATTGGGTTTATGATTTGGATATCACAAGTATGTATCCGAGTGTGATTCGTTCATTAAATATATCACCAGAGACTAAACTTGGTAAGGTTGAAGGTTGGGAAGCAGAAGAATATTTAAAGAAAGATAATGTAAAGACCTATACCATGAACGACAAGAAAGGTAAAGAGATAGGTAAGTTTACAAATGGTGAATTAGAAAATTATTTATTAACTAATGATATTAGTATTGCCTCTAATGGTGTTTTATATCGTACAGATAAACAAGGATTGATTCCTGCACTGCTTACCAAGTGGTTCAATGAAAGAGTTGAAATGAGAAAACTTGTTAAGAAATATAATGAAGAGGGTAATAAAGAATTAGAAGATTACTTTGATAGAAGACAATACATACAGAAGATTATTCTAAACTCTTTGTATGGTGTATTGGGTCTATCAGTATTTAGATTTTATGACTTGGATAATGCAGAGGCAACGACTCTAACTGGTCAAGCCTTAATTAAGTTCAGTAAGAAGATAACGAATCATTTTTATAATAAAGAACTTGGTACTAACAAAGACTATGTTATATACATAGATACTGATTCCATTTTTGCCTCTGCTATTCCATTGGTTGAAAAGAGATTCCCTAATCAAAAACTAAGTGACACAATGATGACACAAAGGATTATGGAAATCTGTAGTGAAGTACAAGACTATCTGAACGATAGTTATAATTTCTTTTCAAAGAAGTTTTGTAATGTAGAGATAGATAAACATGTATTTGATATTAAACAAGAGGTAGTTGCAAAGAGTGGGTTGTTCATTACTAAGAAACGATATGGATTAAGAATTATAAATGATGCAGGTCGTAAGGTTAATAAGATTCATGTTAAAGGTTTGGATACGGTTCGTAGTAACTTTGCAGTTGCGATGAAAGAATTGTTGGGTAATGTATTGGATGATATACTGGCAGATGTTCCAAAAGAAAAGATTGATGAAAGGATATCATTGTTCAAAAGAAATATGGAATCACTTCATTATGATGTGATGGCAAATCCAATCGGTGTAAAGGGTATTGGTAAGTACGAGGTTGAGGAAGAAGACTCACCATTTAAGACATACAAAAAAGGATGTCCTGTACATGTAAAATCTGCAATCAATTACAATTCATTATTAGACTATTGGTATGAGGGTAGAAAATATGAAAGGATTACCAATGGTAGTAAAATTAAGTGGGTGTACTTAAAGAACAATGAGTTTGGATTTGATACAATAGGTTATAAAGGTTATGAAGACCCACCACAAATATTAGAATTAATCAAGACACACATAGACCATGATAGAATGTTTGAACAGGCGATGAGTAAGAAGATTGGTATGTTCTATCAGGCAATGTCTTGGGATGCAGTAATAGATAAGACAAAAAGTATAGAGAGGTTTTTCTAATGGCACGAGACCCATTTAAAAAGATGATGTCAAATGTAAATATGTCATCACAGAATCAAGGTAGTACAAGAGGAAATTTAAATTCAAAACTGAAGAGAGAGTTAGCAGTTAGTAAAGAAGGTAGAATTTACAGATATAAAAAACAACTTGAAGTTGGTATAACAAGAGATGATTTAGAAAAACAATTTAAGAAACAAAAGGGTTGTGACTATTGGATGCCACATTATCAAATAGATTTGAATGAAATATTTGTACCACATTCAATCAAGGCACCATCAGTTGACAGATGGCCTGACCCAAAGGGTGGTTATGTCAAGGGTAATTTTGTAATCACTACAAGGTTTATGAATCTTGGTAGGTCTAATTATCCTGAAGATAAGTTTCAAGAATTTTTAAAAGAAATGTTTGGGGAACCAACAAAAATAGAAAAATATTTTTGATTTTGAGAAAACTTATATATATGTATATATATAGAATATTAACAATAGGAGAATGACAAATGGATAAAAACAAATTAGTTGGGTTTATTAACAAATATCATCTTGGTGGAGAAATAAAATCTACTAAGATTGAATCAAATGGAAAGTCACTTACAACAAGATTTATCTCAGGTGATAAGTCTGTAGTTGGTAGTGTTAAAATGGATAAGTTTGATGCGTTTGACCCAAGTGAGATTGGAGTTTATAATACTTCACAATTATTATCACTACTTTCTGTAGTTGGTGATGATGTGGACTTCACAATAGATAACATGGGTGGAAAGTTTGTATCACTACAAATGAAAGACTCAGGTCATGGAACAACATCAAAATATATGTTGAGTGACTTAAGTGTTATCCCAACACCACCACCACTAAAAAACTTACCAAGTGAATTTGAATTAGAATTGAAATTAGATTCATATTTTATTGGTACATTTATTAATGGTAAAGGTGCCTTACCTGAAACTGAAACATTTACAATCATTGCAGACAATGATAAAGTAAATATTGTAATTGGATTTTCTAACATTGCATCCAATAGAGTTACAATACCTGTTAGTGTAGATAACTATTCAGATATTGAACCTATTTCATTCAGTGCTGAAATGTTTTCAAGTATATTAAGTGCGAATAAAGAATGTCAAAATGCAACTATGAAAGTATCATCTGCAGGGTTATCAAAGATTAACTTCTCAATAGATGATTATGAATCTGAGTATTATTTAGTATCAACACAATCTAATACATAATGTATTTATCGTACTTTGACAAATTCTATGATATGGAACCTTATCTTTTCATAGATGAGGTTGAGTGGGAGTACATCAAAAACACCTTTGATAAACAAGATGTAAGAGAAAGTCTTGCAAAGGTTGCGATGTCGTACCCACCACCATACATGGATATATCTGAAAAAGATGCATTAAAACAACTTCAGAAACTAAAAGGAATGAGACACAATGAAATTTTAGTTGAAGGAGAGTGGTTTGCTCGTGAAGGTACAGAGTACAGATATGATTTAACTTTTGAAGGTAAACAACAATACTTCAAAAGAAATAATACAGGTAATGATTCAAGTAACTACTTCCAACAAAAGAATCGTTGGAGTGTAGATGGAACAATTGCACCAGGCCCACATAGAACATGGGAAAGTCATAAGTTTATGACAACATTAATTGGGTCTGCATACTCTCTAAAGTTACCTAAGATTGATAAGAGTGCATTTCGTGTAATGATTGGATTGAGAAAATATATTTGTTCTCAGTTCAAACCAAATGTGGCAAAGGTATTGTATGATAAATTAGAGAGTAAAAGTATCTTAGACTTTAGTGCAGGTTGGGGTGATAGACTTGCAGGATTCTATGCAAGTGAGACAGGTGAGTCTTATCTTGGGATAGACCCACGAAAAGAAAATCATCCCATCTATGAAGAACAGAAACAATTCTATGAAAAACATAGAACGATGTTTGAGGTTCCTAAAAAAAGTATGTTTGTAGAGTATCCTGCAGAGGACTTTGAATATCAAAAGAATATGTATGATACCGTATTTACATCACCACCTTACTTTAGTGTTGAGAGATATAGTTATGACGACACTCAGAGTTGGGTAAGATATAAAGATATTGATACATGGAATACTCAGTTCTTACAAAAAACATTAGAAAAAATATGGCCTTCAATTAAAAGAGGTGGATATTTATTAGTGAACATTGCAGATGTATTTGCACGAACAGGTGGACAGAGAAACATGGTAGAGATATGTAATCCTATGAATAATTTCTTAAGTACATTTCATGATTCAGAATATAAAGGTTGTATTGGAATGGAGATGGCAAAGAGACCTAATAGTGGTGGTGCAGGAATGGCACGAGAGTCAGATGAAAGGTTTCAAGACTCTACAATACAAAGAGCAGAGGAAACTAAAGATAAAAGATTTTGTGAACCAATTTGGATTTGGAGAAAGTTATAATGGATGAAATTAAAAATTCCCTATGGGTAGAAAAGTACCGACCTACGAGTCTTGACACTTATATAGGTAACGAACACCTAAAAAGTAAAGTCAAGTTATATCTTGAGAGTGGAGATTTACCACACCTTCTATTGTTTGGTAGGGCTGGTACAGGTAAAACCACTCTCGCTAAGTTACTCGTCAATAACATTGAATGTGATTATCTATATATCAATGCATCTGATGAGAGAAAACTTGAAATGGTAAGAGACAAAGTAAAGAACTTTGCCTCTACTATTGGGTTTTCAAATATGAAAGTTGTGATTCTTGATGAGGCAGATTACATTACACCTGCATCACAGGCCGCTCTTCGTAATCTTATGGAGACATTCTCAAAACATTGTAGGTTTATCCTAACTTGTAATTATGTGGAAAGAATAATTGACCCGATACAAAGTCGTTGTCAATCATTTCAGATAGTTCCACCAGATAGAAAACAAGTTGCAGTACATCTAAGTGATATCTTACAGAAAGAAAAGGTTAATGCAAAGGTTGATGATATTGTAACAATAGTTAATAGTGGGTTTCCTGATTTAAGAAGAGTAATCAATGGTGCACAGAGACAAGTTGTGGATGGTGAGTTGGTTATTGATGAGGGAATGAGTATACAAAACGATTATAAAGTAAAGGTATTAGAAATACTTAAGACACAAGATAAGAAAAACTCATTCAAGAATATAAGACAAGTACTTGCAGATTCAAAGGTAACAGACTTCTCAGACTTATTTAGATTATTATTTGATACCGTGGATGATTGGGGTAAAGGTCATGTTGCAGAATGTATATTAGTATTGAGTCAGTATCAACAAAGTGATGCAGTAGTGGTAGATAAAGAGATAAATATTATGGCAATGTTTATAGAAATATTGGGAGTTACAAAATAGTGTATGACTATTTAAGAGAAATTCCACCATCTTTTAAACATGAATATGATAATTTAGTTAAAAATGATATACAGATAGAAGATTCGGTAAAATACCAACTCGTTATATTAGCATATAAAGAAGAAAATCTTATAGGTGAGTGTATAGAGTCTCTGATAAACCAAACTGCTTCTCCTGATGAGTTTGAAGTGTTGATTGTAAATAATTGTTCTACTGAACAAGAATTTGATAATACTGAATTAATAGTTAAAGAAAAATTAGATAAATATAAACATAATAATATACATTTAATAAATGTAAAATTTCCAAAAGAAATTGTAAGTTCTTCTTTGGCTGCGAAATATGGTATGGACTTTGCATTATATAGGTGGAAAGATTATGTAGACTTCAACAATGGAATAGTTGCATTTTTTGGTGCAGATAATGTATTTGAAAACCATTTTGTTTCAGAAGTATTGAAGACTTTCAACAATCCATCAAAGTATGATAATCCATATCAGTTATATCCAATAGGGTTAGGTGAAGATAAGATAGATATTTTAATAACACATTGTGATGGTAACTATAAGTTTTCAAGTTTTGAGAATATAATTGATATTTCAGTTCTTAAACCTTATATAAATAAGATAGAAACTATGAATGAGTTATTGGGAAAGTGGTATTATGAAAATTTTGATATAGTTTGGGGAGTAAAAAAAGAAAAGAAAGTAAATTTAGACGAAAGATTAATTTATAGACCTGATGGAAGTCCTGTTTGGCCTAAAACATTTAGGGCATCTGCATATAATGATTTGGGTGGTGTTGAGATTCAGGCACAAGAAGAACAGGCAATAATAATCAAGGCAGTGATTAATAACTATGTTGTAAAATTTAATGATTTAACAAACTTTACTCATATACAAAGGTTAGAAAAACCAAGAGTTCCTGATGGTAGTTTTACACAAGTGTTGAACGATAGTTTTCAGGCACATATAGATAAAAAAGAATTACAAGTTTATAAACTTGACTATTGGACAATGAGAAATAACATTGAGAAATATTTTTATGAAAAAAAATTCTATGGTGATTGGAGACCAAAGTTTTTTTCAGAACAAGACTTAGATAAAATATTAAAAGAGTCAGGAGAATCATATTTATATTTTAAGAATAAGTTTATCCATCAGTTTCAAGATGAAATAAAAAAGAATTACAGAAAGACAAGCATTAATAATGTTATTAATGATATAAAGAAGAAGTTATAGGAGTAACGAAATGAATGACGAAAGACAATATCAAGAACCATTAGACATATCAAAGGCAGATACGATTCAATGTGAAGAGTGTGGAAACGCATCCTTTATACAATCATTTTTCTTAAAGAGAGTATCAGCATTGATGAGTCCAAATGGTAAAGAGGCAATCATACCAATTCAAGTATTTGCATGTGGTAATTGTGGAGTGATACCAAAAAATATGATGAGTCAAATCCAACCGAGTGAGTAATGTATACTAAAGTTGGAGATGGACTACAAGTAGTAAGTGGTGACATAGTTAAGAGTTTAGTTGGTTTAGAGAATCTAACATACAAGATGTCAGAAGAATTCAACTCTGAAAGACTATGGACACCATCACATTTATCCATGGATAATGCCTACAAGACAGGTTACATGGAATCATTTTCAAATCAAGTATCTATAATTAATTCATTCCATGGTGAAGAAAAAGGAATGTGTTCACCTACGGCATGTTATCATTGTTATAGTTTCTTGAAAGATAAAAGTGTTACAAATAAATCTTATGTGATGTCAAGTAAATGTACACGAATAGAAGATGAATGTACTGATTTAGAAAGATTGTTTAACTTCACTATATCAGAGATAGTGTTTGTTGGTAGTGAAAAATATTGTGAAGATAACTTAAATAAAGTAATGCATTTAATCTCACAAGTGTTAGACCAACTTGATGTCAAATATTTTTATGAAGTTGCATCAGACCCATTCTTCGGAGATAAATCAGATTTGAAAACAAATGTACAATTAAAAAGTGGTTCCAAGATTGAAATTAGAGTATGGGTTCCGAATGAGGATAGACATGTTGCCGTAGGTTCAATTAATCTACATGGTAGAAAGTTTGTTGATAAATTTAATATACAAGACTCAGAGATGACTGCATGTTTTGGTTGGGGATTAGAAAGATTTGTAGATGTTATAAGTAAGTATGGTAAAACTATAGATGAAACTAAAATCAACTTCAACTTCAATACTGATAACACCTTTATACCTGAAATTAGAAGAAATGTAATTGATGGTAATGATGGTTGGTTACTGAGAGGTCAGACTTATTGGTTCAGTAGAAAACCTATACATGAATATGAAATCCAAACACCAGATATTGGTGAGGTTGTCTATGAAGACATTGATACACTTGAACAACTTGATGGGTGGACTTGGGAAATTTTACAAGGTCTCAAAGAATGGGATAGATTGAACATGAGGTACATTACTGAAGAGACAAGAAAAACTTGGTTGTGGGATTTAGAAACTGCGAAGAAAAGAATACAAGATGGACATAGTTTATGTGCAATGTTTCACGATGGTAAAATGATACAATGGAATTGGTGGTTCTTTGGTGAGTTTACTTTTTATGACCATGATTGGAACATTGATATGAACTTACCTACAGACCATTCTTATGGTGGGTATTGGGCATGTTTACCTAAATACAGAACTTCACGAAAACATGGTAAGTTAATACAACATCTTTTCACATATATGACAAACTATCTTATTAGAAAGAATATAAAATATGATTTGGCATATGTTGATGGTTGGAACAACAAGGCAATCAGTATACATAAGAAGATGGGGTATGAGGGTTACAATTGGATGGAAAATGAAAACTTTCTCAAATAATCAATATTTATAGATATGAACGATTCACAAAGACAAGCTTACGCAAATTTATTAAAAGAAAAAAGTTTACAGGTAGGAAATCTGTTTACTGGTAGTGCCTATTGGGATACTGAACATGAAGGTATGATATATGCCATGGATTGGATACCACAAAGTGGTTCAATAAAACTATTAGAAATGAATACAAACATAGGACTAAGTGGTAGGATGAAAGCTATGTTTGATGTTCCTGAGTTAGTAAGTCATATCACAAGTTCTGGTCACACAACATGTACTTTTTACGAGGACTTTTTAAACAAAGATATAACACCACAGAGAGTTGAAGACACTTTAGATATTTTTAGACAACATCTAAGTTCAAGTTTATCATCTTCAGGATGTACATTTACACATGAATATAATCTATGGGATGAAACTATTCCAACACCAGATTCAACACACTATGTATTGAGACAAGGACATTTAAATTATCATAATGTTGATATATTATGTGAGAACAAAACTATATTTCGTAATTTTATAACAGGTAGTTTAGGTGAAGATTTCTTTCCTGCATTTGGTAATAAAATTTCTTCATCATTTAGTAATCCTACAAATATACCAGATGTTGTTATTAAAGACCCAACTGAAGATATGGGAGCTGGAGTTTCCTTTACAGATTTTACAACTGATAGAAATCAAATTTATAACAACTTTAATTATGTAGAAGAGTATATTGAACCTGAAATAGATAATGATAGATATAGAATTTTTAGAAGTATAGTATTGATTGGAAGTGGTAGTGTCAAGTATCTTACAAGAAATGAAACTCATGTAACTAACTACAGAAAATTTGGACAACCAAGTGGTTCAACTACTATTGGTTCACAAAACACTAGTATTTATGATACTAATAATGTGAGAATATGGCAAACAGGTCATTTTGAAGGTAATACACCAGTATCAATGTCAGATGGTTCGGTGAAGAAACTTAGTAAAGTAAATACAGGTGAAGTCGTAAAGAGTGTGGTAATTAATAACTATCCTACAAGAAATGATGCAACACAAGGAGCTCCTTCAACTATATTGACTTGGCCACAAATCGTTCTTGATAAGGGTAATTGGACAGGTTCTATAAGTGATTTAAGTGAATCAACAAGTTCAGTAAATAGTTTAGTTGTAACACCAAGTTGGGGTTATTACGAATTAAATAATTCAACAAGAGTTCATGCGGAAGACCAAATTATGGTCTATAGTGGTTCAAAATATCAATTTAAACCTGTAAGGGATATTAAAGTTAATGATACATTTGTAGTGAATGGATTCACAACACAATCAGTATCATCAATATCATTAACAACTTCAGAGTCTTTATATTATTCATTAGACTTGGAAACAGAAGATAGATATCATGCAGGTGAAAGTAATAATTCGGTTATAACATGCGACGCATATTGGTAGATGAGATAAATTACAAAGAATTTAAACAAGTACAAAAAGATAATCCTGAAGTATTTTATGAAAATGGGATGAGGTTTTTTAGATTTAGTACTGAAGATGGCCCTTTTGGATTAATTAACATTTGGTGTAAAAAAAATGTCATTAACACGAGAAACTTTTATATTTATAAACAAGAGAGAAATAAAAATCTCACTAAAGTTCTACTAAAAGAAATACTATTGTTAACACAAAAGTTATATCCAAATACAAAAACACTTTGGTGGTCAACAACTTTTGATTCACCAACAATAGAAATTTCAGAAATGTTACATGAAAATAAAGTTATAGAAAAAGATAATCCAAATAGATTTGGTTTCAGAGATGATTCACCATGTTATCTATTTTGGTCAGATTTTAATAAATTAATAGATAGAGTTATGATGAAAAAATTCAATACAACAGGTTCTACAGGTAATCCAAAAGAAGTATTACATACTACAGAATCAATTAATAGTGTGATTAGAAGAAATATAGAGTTGTTTGATTTAAAGAAATCAGATATACTTTTAGATTTCGTACCAAGACATACTATCGGTAGTTATATTATGGCACGACCAATGGAAAAGGTTGAAGGAACTATACATAGTGACAAATTTTCACCAGAGGTTTTTGTTGAGATGTTATCAAAGAAACCTACAAAATTAATATTGATACCTACTATGGTAAGGATGTTAAAAGAAAGTGGACTAAGACCAAATTGTAGTTCTATAGAACATATGTTAATAGGTGCTGAAGAAACATCGGTAGATGATATAGAGTTTATGTTAGAGTTGGGTGTACAGAAAGTAATGCATGGTTATGGTTCTACCGAATGTATACCAGTAGTTATGGGTACTAATTTTGTAAAGGGTGATGATATACATCTTGGAATGAAACTCATTGGTGGTTGGGATATCATGTTGGATAAAACTTTACACTTAAGAGGTGAGTCTATGTTATCTAATCACGATAAAGATTTCTTTGATACAAAAGATATTTTTACATTTGATGGTGAGTTCTTTTATTGGAAAGGTAGAAGTGATAATATTATTAAAAAGTCAGGTTGGAAAGTAGTAAAAAATGAAGACTAAAGGTTTATTTGACCATGTAAAACAAATCACAAATGTACAAAGTCCTACATATTGGGACACATTGAGTGAGGGAGATAAAAAGACATGGAGTAATTACATGATTCACAGATTTCTTAGTATGAAATCAGAGTGGATTCAATTGGTAAATGAAGTACAAAAGTATTGGGAGTTGGCTCCTAAGAATGTGTATCAGTTTTATATTGATGTACTACCACGAGGTAGAACTTTTCTTAAATATACAAAGTCAAAACATAAGTCAAAAGTAAATCCATGGGTAATGGAACACTTGACTGATTACTTTGAATGTAGTTCAAAAGAAGTAGATGATTACTTGGAGATACTAACACCACAACAAGTAAAGACAATCATCATGAAGTATGGTGTAGATGATAAACAACTAAAAACAATATGGAGTAAATAATGAGTAAGAATTATAGAAACGAAGAAGCATTTTATATGAAGGAAATGGAGTGGGGTGTTAATTCAAAAACAAACACTACTTACATGAACTATGAATTTGATATAGATTCACTATATTCAACAATAGTGAAGTGTGATTATCTAATTAGGGTAAATCCTAATACACCAATCAATTTAAATATTGCTTCATATGGTGGTGATGTTTATGCAATGTTAGGTTTGGTAGATTATATCAAAGGACTACCAGTAAAAGTCAATACACATTGTGTTGGAACTTGTATGAGTGCTGCATCAGTACTATTATCATGTGGTACAGGTGAAAGAACAATCACCAAACATGGAACCGTAATGGTTCACGAGGGTTCAGCATTTGAGGCAGGTAAGACTACTGATGTTATGAAAGGTGTTGACCATTTAAAAGATTTACAGAAAGATATTAATGAAATACTTGGTGAAGTTACAAAGAAAGATGCAAGATTTTGGGAACTTGCAGGAAGGAACGATTCATACTTTGATGCAGAAACTTGTTTAGAGTATGGAATTGTTGATAAAATTGTATAAAAAGCTTGACATGTATAGTAAAAGTTTTGTATATTAACATATGATAAATTGGAGAATAATATGAAAGTTATCAAGGATACGCCTAAGAGTAATACAAATAATGAATATGTGGATGTCATAGAGTATATGGAAACAAAATACCCACAGATGACATCAGAGTTTAGGAAAATCCAACAAGACCAATATGAGTTGTTCTTAAGAAAACAACACGATTATGGCCCACAAAACATTGCAGTTGGTACTGCATTAAAGAATGATGAGGACAAGAGATTATCATTGATGGGTATTTGGTTTAGGATTAATGATAAAGTAGAGAGAATCAAGACTCTTATTATGAGAGGTGATGATGGTTCTTTAGAGAACGAAGGGTTGGTAGATAGTTATTCAGATATCTCAAACTATGGAGTGATGGCACAAGTAGTCGCGAGAGGTAAGTGGGCAAAGTAATGACAATCGGTATCGTTGGACAAGGTTATGTTGGAACTGCAATCAAGGTAGGGTTTGACCCACATTATAAAATACACACTTATGATAAATTTGACATTGCGAAATCTACATTACCAAACCTAAATGACTTAACTAAAGAATGTGAAGTTATATTTGTTTGTGTTCCAACACCTATGAGAAAAGATGGAACTTGTTATACAGGTATTGTAGAAGAGGTAATTAGAGAGATAGATAGTTACTCAAAA